ATACTTCAATCTGTTTCGCCAATCCCTTTGATCTCCCCTTGGAGTTTGTATTTGTTTTTCACACACATGGTCACTGTGTGTTGTTACAACTATATTATCTTTATCGGTGCAGGTATAAAAGCATTTGACAGAATCTTCCCCAAAAAAAGGTTCAACTCTTTTCTCTTTGTGTAGTCTGCAAGTTACAAAGTATTGGTTGCGTTGATCATACAGTCTACCTTTGGTAGCAAGAACGGGATCGCAGAACGAAAGTAATAGGGGGAGCACTAAGGCTCCCACCATACTATTTTTCTGCACAAGCATAGCTATTGATCTCAAGACCGATTGCTATTTCTGTGATTATTGGTTTAGACCACATAGTCAACTCCATTTGTTATGGTTAACAAACAGTGCTGGTTGCCATCGAATGACCGCAGTCCACTGATATTTATATATTACTTCTTCATGTTCTCTCTGGCAACCCCTTTTGTCTTTTCCCAACTACGGAGTCCACCCATTCCCAATAAGGCAATGGTTAGAGAGATTAGTTCACCTGTGTCCACAAAGTTTGGCATGTTTATTTCTGGTGCAAACAAGGCTGTGAACCAAGTCATTAACGGTAATATAAAAAAATTTACAAACAAACCGATAGCACATACCCACATGATTGCAGGTCTTGCACCAGCTACAAACATACTCGGATGTTTAGCTGCTTCGGTGTTAGCTTTGGCTTGTTCTTTGGCTAAAGCATTGGCATGTTTCTCTGACATAGTAGCTATGTCGTGAGCCAGACGTGCCTTTTGGTCTTTGTCTTCTATAAATTTATCCAGTAGACCAGTAACTGGACCTATCAATGCTGTTAACATTACTCTGTCCCTTCTTCAAGTTTCTCTAGTATAACATTCTTTAGTTGGTCCATCAAAACATAGGCCATATGTAAGTTAACACTACCGGCAAAGTAATCAGACAGAGGTCCTTTATCATCAAACAACACCGCAATAACACCGACAGCTTTATGTTTATCGGCATCATCTTTTACACGATCTATCTGATCAATAACTAATTTTGTAAAGTGCTCCGTTGGTATTTGTTGAGCTGCACCTGTTGTCATGATGTGCTCATCTTTATCTTTAAATAAGTTTACAACGACATCTTCTTTGTCTTTATCTTTATTATCAGTCATTAGCTAACAAATGTTTATAAGGTAGACCATGAGCCATCTCAGTCACAGTCCATTGTGTATAAGCTAGATCATTAAATAGTTGTTGACGATCCTCCATCTTTGGATTCTCAATATCTTCTACGGAATGGGATGATAGTGAATAAGCAAAGTTAAGAGGACTAGGTGTAATAACAGGGACACCAGCAAGGAGACTATCCACAGACCCTCCGCTGGTAAACGACACCGTTGCCCAACAGTTTTCCAAATCCATTGCAATCGGATCTTTATGTCCGAACACCATGCTGACATCTTTTTGTTTTTCAACAAACTCTTCAAATTTAGATAAGTCATAAGATGATATTAACGGATGCATACGAATTCTAATAGGTCTATCTGATATTTTTTTACACTTAACTATTTCATCCTGTAACCATTTAAGAATATCAACATCAGCTGTGGCTGCATCTCCCGGTAACTGCATTAGAAACAATATATGTTTACCATCTTTTCTCCAGTCTTTTACATTAAGGTTAAGGTCAGTTCTAATAATACCCCACCTATCTTTATTAGAATTCTTATTGTTAAAGTAACCCAGTGAGTCCATGTAATGTCCCTTACCTACTCTGTAGTATCTATGATCCTCTGTTATAGTTCTACCAAGTAGTGGTGTTTCAACTACTAGAAGGTCACCTTTGTGATTATTTACGACATCATTTTTTAAAATGTGATGTTGTGTATATCTGTCTTTCCACGACCCAAAGATAATAGCCACATCACAATCCATATACTTCGTAGAGTTCGATAAGAAAACAAGGTTGTCTGTTGTCTCTCTAATACCATGAGTCATAGCTGTGAGTGTATTAATATGTGGTTGATGTGTGGCAGAGTTTAAGAATACTCCTACTACTTTACGGGATGTCATCGAAGATCTCCTTGTATGTTGTTTTTTCTATCTTATCTTTTAGTCCGTCGTCCCATAATGCTTTGACTAGCCCATCACCATGAACATGAATATCAAGATCTATCTCTTCTCTTTGCATAAGCTTTTCAAAGTCTTGAGCTTGAGCCAATAATTCACCCGTTGTCCAGTATGGTTTGTTGTCTTCACCAACCGATACCTTCAACCATTTCTTACGACCATCTTCAGCTAACTCATCTTTGTTTTCTGGTTCACCTTCAATGCACGAATCAAAACCATATAGATGCATAGTTCTAAAACCAAGAGTATGTAACAAACCGATTGATCTCATACCAGCGCATGTACCACCTGTGATAAGTAATCTATCTTTGAAGAAGTCCCATCCCTCAATAGCATTACAATAAGCATCCCAAGCTACAACCTTTGCTTTCTTATCAAGCAAGTGTGTAACCACATCAGGGTTAGACATAGTTGCTACCCAATACATCACTCGTGGATGTGGCTCGGCTAACAATTCTTTACGTACATAACCATGTGTAGATTTTTCATTGAACGGTCTTGGATCTAATATCGTACAAGCCCACGGTTGAATGTTATTTTCAAGGAGAGTATTGTGACTGTGTTTAACACATACAATTCTTACCCCTCTGTTTTGTAATTGTTGTATCTCTCTAAAACTTTTTTTAAGTGACGGTCCTGCCGATACAATAGCTACCTCTTCGTTATTCCATTGACACCGTTTTGTTATGGCTGTTGGCATACGTTTAGCATTCGTAAGAATATTCATACGAATATCTTCTATAGGCATACAGTCCTGGGGTGTAACCACAATAGGTTTCTTACTTGACTCCTCTGTCTTTGTTGCTTTGACTTTTGTTTGTGGCGGTTCTTGACCAGCTTGTTCTTGTTTAAATTTAAGTAGACCTTTGTTGTGATACATGTATCTCACAAGTGGTGAGGCTTCGAAGGCATTGAGGTCAGCACAATGAGGTGATAGGTTGTGTACCTGTAGACCATGCGCTTGATGTAGATTCATAATTCTAGTAAACACAAAAGCATCGTGCCACTCTTTGTAGTTGTAGATTTCACCAGAGTTCCACACCCCAAATAAATCTGAGAACAAGGCTTTGTTTAAGTCTGTCATTCTCATGGCTACAAACCCAGCTTCAATATAATTTACCGCTTCACGACCAAGAACAGATATGTCTTTATCTGTAGGCATCCACTCCTCAAGCTTGGCTTTAGGTATGTCATTGTATGTTACAGTATCGGCATCAATCCATATACCCACATCACACTTGGGTGGATTCTTTACAAAGAACTCATACTCAGTATAGACTTTATATGCCCATCGTTTAACATCTGTTCTCCAGTTGGGTGTGTCTTTTGGACTTTTAAATTTCTTAAAGAACTCACATAGTTCTGTAGACACAGACATGAGGTCGATAAACTCTACCCTATTCGAGTCATAGTTTTGAAGTCCTCGTTCAGGCCAGTCATTATAATAAGCATAAAGTTTAGTATCTTTAGGCCAGTGTTTAATAAAACTCTCTATACAATCTTTAGCATAGATGTTCCAGTGATCGCCGCGAAACGACGTTACAAGTGAAAATGTAGGCATTTCATGTCCTTCAATGTATCTCCGTTTTGATATTCTCTGTGTGCTACTTCAGCAAACCATTTGTCTGAAAACTCACAATCGGTATAACCTTTCATCCACGGACCACCTAAAGAAAAGTGGACAGCTGATGGTTGTAATGGAGTATTCTCCATCATTATACCCGGAACGTAATTCCATCTTGGGTTTATTTCTCCTACACTATTAGGTCCTCGTGACAACCATGCAAACTGATGGAGGTCAAGACCTTTCATTTCGTTAACAGCAGTATGTGTTAACTTTTTATTTGCTTTGTGATTCATATTAAAAGCCATAAGTGAAGACCATAATTTACAATTATATTTTGTTTGTATCTTATTGTCCATCTTCATAGTATTTTCTGGTTCGTAATTAAATTTAACTGTCATAACAGGATAACTATCATCAAGTTCATCTAGTAAATTTTTTATGTCATCGAGCCATAAGAAATCACAATCACAAAAGATGACCCATCCCTTTACTTTGTTGCGTCTTGCCAACTCTGGTACAAGAAACCGAGTATGGCTAAACTCAGTAGAGAAAGGGGCATTGTCCTCGACATCCCAATGCTGACCGTTCTTATC